AAAGATCCGATCCGTGGTGATGCCATCGGTGGTGGTGGTTTCGGGACCAAAGAATCCGGCGCTCCCCTCCCCCTCCAAGGCCAAGCCGATGGTGGAGGACCGCTTCACGCTGACCATGGTGTTGGTTAAAATCTCCTCGCGGTCTTGGATCAGGTTAAGGCAAGTGACCAGACGGGAAAGGCTGCGCAGCTCGTCGGCTCGGTCGCGCTCCGCCAGAACGATCAGATCCGGGGATTGAATCTCGGAGAATTTGTCGTCCTGGCCGAGATTGATGTAGTAGGAAAGCGGGCGGCCCTGTGGATTGACCCGCACGCCGTCGATAATGCGTTTGTCCCCCTGCAAGTAGTCGGGGGTCTCGCAGCGGTGGGCTTCCACCATTTGAAGCATCGGCCAGCCGTCGCCATTGTCGGTCAGCAAAATAAAGAGCTCATTGTCGCGCAGCATGGTGCGGGTGGCCACCTGCTGGACGGTGTTCCAGTCCAACAGGCCGCGGACATCGCAAGCCAGCGACCAGTTGGCCAGCCATTCCTCGGTCGCCCGGTTCCAGCCCTCATCGGAGGTGCGGGATTGCATCTTAATCCCGGGGCCGACGGAGTTGCGGACCATGCAGTCAATCGCCCCGCGCACCACGGGCGAGTTGTAGAACCAGTAGCGGGCAAGGCCCAAAACCTGCTTGCGGCTTTGATTGGTGACATCGGTCCGCGTGTCCTGCGGGGTGACGTAGATGTGCTGGCGCTTGGTATAATCCTGCGCCCCTGCCCGGACAATCCGGCCGAACCAGCTTCCCAAGCTCACGGATTGATCGGCTGCATGATGCCGAAGTTGGGGTAACTGACGTTACCGTTGCTTTTGGTTAGAAAATTCTCAATCTCGGTGGAAGTGGTGAAATCCTTGACGGATTTCCAAGCGCCTAGGGCCAGCTCCGTGATCGCCATCGGATTGATGCCCGGCTGGAGCTGGTAGCTGAACGATTTGCCGGCCACGGAGGCGGAAACCATTACCTTGCCCCCGTTGGTGAACGTGTTGGCCTGCCCGGCCGCAAGGGCTTCCAGAGCCAAGCGAAGGGCAATCGGATCCTTCGAAGCCTGTATCCATAGGGAAAAAATGAGCCCACGCTCCACGCGCCTCTAGTCGTGTCAAGCATCGGACTTCTCCATGGCGGCCTCGGCGGCAATCACCTTCCCAAAAACGGCAAAGCCGGCCAGATAGGTCTCGCAGTCGTACAGATGGTCGGGCCGATGCTTCACCCGGATCCATTCATACAGGTCCTTGCCCGTCTTTCGGTTCACCCGGTGCACCTTCTTATGGCTGGCCATGTGCTCGCGGTACTCAGGACTGACGTCGTGCGCCACCTCCCACATCGGCCCCTGCCCTCGGCGCAGCCAAGCCAGCAGATCCTGGCATCCGGGGCTGGACAAAAGCAGCAGCTGGCAGCCGGCGTCGGTGGGCTGGATGGAGCTGTGCACGGATTTGACCCGCACCCCGCGCTCCTCCACCAGAAAGTGCGGCCGCTCCTCGCCCTTGATGGCCGTCCACCCGTACCGGGCGGCAATGCGGTAGGTGTCTTGGGTTTCGTAGCCGGAGTCAATCGCCACGTGGCGGGGCTGGATTCGGTGCTCGGCCATCAGCTGGGCCACGTCCTCAATCGTCCGCCGCCGGCCCTCGTCGAACAGGCGGCTCGTCCCATCCCGGGCAAAGGCCCGGATCACGTACCAGTATTCGTCGATCTGCCGGTCAATCGCCGCCAGCAAAATGTGATCCTTGTCCCATGGCTGTTTTTTGGCGAAGGCTCCGGGCGGGATGGCGGCCGCCTCGTCGTCATCGAACTGATCCTCCCAAGGCAAGGCGCACCACCCATTCACCCAGCCCTGCAGTCCGTGCAGGTAGTGTTTTTCGGTCAGGAACTTTTTGGCGGTCTCGCCAAAGCTGATGTTGCTGTACCAGCTGGGCAGGCGGAAGGAGCGGTGGCCGGGATCGGCGTGCGCATTGCCGGCCACCCACTTGCCCTGCTCGATCGCCTTGCGCCGGTGCCCCTCGCCCCAGGGCTCGCCGCACTTGGTGCAATGGTAGACGGCGGAGTCTGTCACCCGTTTTAGATCCCACTTTCCGTCCTCGGATCGCGCCCCCTCGTCCCATTTGATTTGCCCAAACTCCATGGCCTGCCGCTCGCCGCAAGCGTGGCATGGCACGTGGAAAGTCTCCTGCGTTCCGGCTTGGTAGTTTTGCCAGATGTCCCCGGTGTTGAGCGTGGGCGTGCTGGTCAGGACGTGCTTGCGCCCGGGAAACGCCTTGGTCCGCTCCAGCGCCAGGTTGTAGGCGGCGGCCTCCTTCTCTGTTGGCGGCGCAAACTTGTCCAGCTCGTCCAGTACGGCAATGCAGATGGGCCGGCTGGAGATGTTGGCCGGACTGTTACTGCCGACCAGCGACAGGGTCATCGTGGCAAACTGCATTTCTAAAATTTTGAAGTCGTCCATGTCTTGAGGAAACAGGGCTCGCACGGGGCGGCACTTTTGAAAGATCGGGGTTAGCCGCGTCTCGCTGTAGCTGCGGGCTAGGTCTGCGTTGGGCATGACGAGCAGCGCCGGCGCCGGGTCGTTGGCGATGCGGTAGGCAAGCCATATCGCCAGCGTCAGGGTCTTTCCCGTCTGACTTCCCCAGCAAAGGGTGACGGTATGGACGCCCGGATCCGCCAGCGCTTCCAGCACGCCCCGGACGTAAGGCGTCCAGCTGGTGCTGTAGAGCCCCGGGCGAGCGGTCAGCCGGCTGTCCAGTTGGATGTTCCGCTCCGCCCACTCAATGACGCTAGGCGGCTTTTCGTAGTGCCATTTATCTCTTTGCCATCCCCATAGTTCTGCAATGGCTGGAGTCATGGGTGAAGCGCTGACTCAACCTGCCGCATGACCTGCCCAACCTCGGCTTCAATTTCGGTCTCCACCTCTGCAGCTGCTCGGTTGGCGCAAACAGGGGCAAGCCTTTTTGCCATGCCCTTGAGAAGCGGAATCAACGCGTTGTTTTGCGCGGACAGTATTTTTTTCGCCTCATCGACGGGCACCATTTTGCCCTCTTTTTCCTCAATGTCCGGCCGGTCGCTGCGTAGCTTCCGCAACTGGTCGATCACCTTAGTGTAGTCGGCAATTAGAGATGACCTTTCGCCTGGCTTGGTGATGTCGATCTTGGCCGATATTTCAGATGCCAGCTGAGCCAGTCGCTTTACCTCATCTACAAGCTCAACCCCGGCAACCCTGGCAAAGTCTGTTGCCGGTCTTGCCTCATCTTCCGCTGGGGAATCAATGACTCGCTTTCTTGCTGGCCGTAGTTTGGCCTCGGCTCGCCAGCGGTCCGCGTCCTCCTTGCTGGTTAGGGGCATCCCCTTCTTAACCAGCTTTGCAACGTAAGGCTGCGAAACTCCCCATTCTTTGGCCAACTCGGTTTGCGTCATAACCACGCATAACCTGTCAAGTGGTTATAGTTGACAGTCTCTCCCATGCGTGCCCGCTGCCCCCAACTGGCATGTTTACGAATACGCTAGGCAAAATAATTGCACAGAGCGGACTGCCTACAGGGTCCGAAAGTCAGATCCGTACAGATGGCTGGACTTTTGCTTTCAAAACAAGACTCCGGAAAATTGGAAGCCGCCGGGGGCGCTTTCCCTTAATAAGATTAAAGAGCTTGATAAGCCGTTTTTTAAAAACGTTAACAGAAGTTTTAAGGAAGAATTTAGAAGCTGTATTCTTAAAACCCCTCAAGGTGGACAACCTAAAATAGGTCTATTTGGATTTCTAATAAGGGACGTGATTCTTGAATGCAGCTGGATGTTAATTGGTGGTCTTAAAAGACAAAACGGCAAAGACCCCAAAGTTTGGTGGTATGAAAGAAACAATGCCTGGATTGAGACTCCGCTACACCTTTGTTGCTGGCACATGCACAGAAGGCAAAAAAAGAAAACCAAGACACTGCTTCATAAGTCAATTAGACGCCAAGTGGATGCTGCTATTTTAAGGCTAAAATGGAGAAACGACTTGGATTATAGGAAAAGAAGGACTGAGCAACGACGCCTTCATCGGCAAAAAAACAGGCTGCAGGACAGGGCATGGCACAGAGCGTATCTTAAAAAACGGAGGCTAAATCCAGGCATTCGCCTCAAATGCAATGCAAGATCAAGATTTTGGAAGGTAATGAAAAAAGTTAAGGCGGTCCAAACTACGGATAGTTTTAATGTATTTATAGGCTGCTCATCCGCCTTCCTCAGGCAACACATTGAGGGGCAATTTGAGCCGTGGATGAACTGGGACAATTACGGTACCGCTTGGCATGTAGACCATAAAAAACCATTAAACCATTTTGACCTTTTTGACCCACAGCAAGCTAGGCTGGCGTTTCATTTTTCTAATCTAAAGCCAGTAAGCAAAGAGTACAACACGTCCAAGCAAGACAGGTGGGTGGATGCATAACCTATTTATTTACATCACAACCATAAGAAATAATCACGAGTCGTCGCCAC